ATGAAAAAAAATAGAAGAAAAAATCCTGCACCATCATACACAAGTCCTATTAGGTCTGATAAAGGTTGTTTGTGTGATGATAATACATACCATCCTGATTGTTGTGATGGAACACTATGGGGACAAGGTGTTGGTAGAACAGAAACTTAGACCAAAAATATAAAATTTTAAATTAATATAATTATATGATTATGAAAGCAACTGATACATTAAGTAAAATCAAAAACATCTTAGGAATGGAATTATCAAAAGATGAAGTTAAGGATGTAGAGGTCAAAGCAGAAGAAGTTACTTTGGCAACTATGAACTTAGAAAATGGAACAGTCATTGAAGCTGAGGAATTTGCAGCAGGTAAGGAAGTCTTTATTGTTACAGAAGATGATAGAGTACCTATGCCTGTAGGTGAATACACTCTAGAAGATGGTAGGTCAGTTGTAGTTGAGGAAGAAGGTGTTATTGCTAGTATTGCTGAAGCTGCTGAAGAACCAGTTGCAGAAGAAGAAGCTAAGGAAGAAATGTCTGATGAACTAACTACAGAATTTGCTACTAAAGAACAGTTTGATGAACTGAAAGCTATGGTTGAAGATTTAAAAGTAAACCTTAGTGAAGTGCTGAAAAGCAAAGAAGTGGAGTTAAGTGAAGTTAAAGAGGAGCTATCAGCAACACCTGATGCAGAGCCTTTAAAGCACTCTCCTGAAAATAATAAACCAAGTGATGACTTTTATCATATTGCATCTCAGAGAACTGAGACTAGACTTGATAGAATCATGAGAAAATTAAGTGAATAATAAAAATTTTAAAAATCAAAAAAAATGAGTAAACCAACAATAACTACAAGCTATAGTGGAGAAAGCGCAAAAAAATATATTGCTGCTCAACTATTAGAAGGTACTACATTAGCAAATGGTGGAATGACTATTATGCCTAATGTAAAACACAAAAGTGTTATCCAAAAAGTTGATGTCTCAGGCTTAATAGCTAATGCAACTTGTGATTTTAGTGATGCAGGTACAGTAGCAATAAGTGAAAGAGTCATTACACTAGAGGAGTTTCAAGTAAATATTAAGTTTTGTACTAAGCAATTTGTAGATTCATGGGAATCAGCAGAAATGGGTGCATCAACATTTAAGAATATGCCATCATCATTTGGTGATTTCATAATTGGAAACTTTGCAGACCAAATTGCAGCATCAGTTGAAAGTTCAATATGGGCAGGAACTAATGCAACAGCTGGGCAAGTGGCTGGATTTGAAACATTATGGGCAGCAGATGCAGATGTTGTAGATGTAACAGCAGGTACAGTAACAGCATCAAATGCTATTGCAGAGCTAGGTAAAATCTTAGATGCAGCTCCAAACACAATATATGGTAAAGAAGATTTAACTCTATATGTTTCTAGAAATATGATGAAAGCATATGTTAGAGCTTTAGCTGCACAAGGTGGTGGTTATGAAAACAGAGTAAACATGTGGTATGACAATAACACTCCATTAACTTTTGATGGTGTTCCATTGTTCTTAGCAAATGGTTTATCTGATAATACTGCTGCACTAGCACAAAAATCTAACCTATACTTTGGTACTAACCTAGTATCAGACATGAATGAGGTAAGAGTAATTGACACATCAGAAACATTAGGAGACCAAAATGCAAGGTTTGTTTCAAGATTTGCATATGGTATTCAGTATGGTTATGGTGCTGAGATTGTTTTCTATTCATAATAGAGTAATAAGTATAATCAATAGTATATGGGAGGTTAATCCCTCCCCATACTTTAAAATTTAAAATAATATGAGTTGTAATTTAACATCAGGTAGAGTAGTACCATGTAGAAATAAGTCAGGTTCAATAAAAAGGGTCTACTTTGCAGATTTTGGAACATTAGGTGCAATAACTGAATCAGCAGGTAATATAACTGCTCTTGCAGGTACTCCAGTATTTTTTCAGTTTGATGTAAGAGGAACATCAAATTTAGATACTGTTGTTACAAGTTCTAGAGAAAATGGAACTACTTTCTACACACAAACATTAACACTACAACTACAGTATTATGATAGAGCAACAAGTGAACAAATTAAGTTATTAGCTGTTGGTAGACCACACATTGTAGTGGTAGATGCAGATGATAATCATATGGTAGTTGGGAAGATAAATGGTGCAGAGCTTACTACAGGTAATTTTACAGTAGGAGCTAACATGGGTGATTTTAATGGATTTAATCTTACTTTTGAAGCACTAGAAACAAGTCCTCCTGACTTTATAACAGCAAGTGTAGTATTAGCTTTAGATAGTACAACACAAATAAGTACTTTTCCTACATCATAATAGTTAAGTGTTTTTCTAATGAAAGAGGGTCTTTATGGTCCTCTTTTTTTTTGTATAAACTTTTTTAAAAAAAAATGCAAAAAAATTTGTTGGTATTATAATAATGTATTATATTTACAGTATTAATATGAAAAACACAATTATGAAAAACTTAAAAAATATATTTATACAGTCAAACATAGATGACAATGGCAATACAACTTTAGAAATAGGTAGTACTATTACTGAGGAGTTTGATTCTATTCCTCACTCATTTAGTGTAATGTGTGATAAAATAGATACAAGATGGATTTTTATTCATGCAGAACAATTAAATAAATTACTGACAAAATGGAATGTTACATCTAATGATGTAATTACTGCTTTAGAAAAACAATTTGAACCACATAGTTTAATTGTAAGAATTAGATAAAGCAAAGTAAATCATTGAAGGTGATTTATCAAAAGAGGGGTTACATTGTAGCTCCTTTTTTTTTTACAAAAAACTTTACACTTTATAAAAAAGTAAAAAAATAGCATTATATAAGTATGATATATTTAAGTGATGCATCATCAGCACAAACTTTTACATTTATACCTGAATCATTTGTAATAAATGCAAGATTAGAAGTAAGAGATGAAGAAACTGGTAATGTGCAAACAAACCTAGTGCCTATAACAAGACTTAGTGGTTATGCATCTATAAATGTTGCATTAACATTACAAGAAAATAAGTTTTATGAAGTTAAAGTTATATCAGTAGGTTCTAACTGGGATGATGTTACACAGTTTTGGAACTTGTTAAGTGTAAACTGGGAAGATGGAATTACAAGGTCAGGTAGTGCATGGAATTTTGCAACTAACTCTTGGAATGAAACAACAGGTAATTGGGATGCAGTTAGAGAGCCTAAAGATTTAGTTATATACAGAGACAGAATTTTCTGTACAAACCAAACAGTATCACAAGGAGCTAATGAATATTATGATGTGTTAAAAGGTGTTTATAAGAAAAGCACATCAGGAACAAATAAATATAAAGTATATAATGCATAATTATGAGTAGACAACACAGGAAACCAAAGTATGAAGGAGATATTAGAGTAGTAGAGTTAGCAGCTTATACAGCTCCTAAAATTATAGAGGACCCAAGAAAAGATTTTGTAATGTATGGTGAGGATAACAACTATTATCAATATTTAATTGATTTATATAATGGTTCTCCTACAAATCATGCATGTATAAATGGTATATCTGAGATGATATATGGTAAAGGACTAGATGCAACTGATTCAGATATGAAACCTGACCAGTATGCACAGATGATAGCATTACTAAAAAAAGATGTAATTAGAAAAGCAATATATGACTACTACTTAATGGGTGGTGCAGCTTTACAAGTTATATATGGTAAGGGAAGAAAGAAGATTGTACAAGTAGAACACATACCAGTAGAGACATTAAGAGCTGAAAAATCAGGAGAATCAGGTGAGATAGAGGCTTACTATTACTTTCATGATTGGAGTTCTTACAAGACCTCTGACAATGCAACAAGAATACCTGCCTTTGGTACATCTAAAGAGGCTAGAGAGATACTATTTATAAAACCATACAAAGCAGGATATTATTACTATAGTCCTCCTGCATATACTGGTGGATTACAGTATGCAGAATTAGAAGGTGAGATTAGTAACTTTCATATGAATAATATAGCTCATGGTTTAAGTCCTAGTATGATAATTAATTTTAATGCAGGTATCCCTAATGAAGAAGAAAGGTCATTAATAGAAAAGAAGATAGCACAAAAGTTTAGTGGTTCTAGTAATGCAGGTAAATTCATACTGTCATTTAATGATAGTGTAGAAACACAAGCTAGTATAGAGCCAATACAGTTATCAGATGCACACCAACAGTATCAATTCTTATCTACAGAATCACAAGAAAAGATATTAGTAGCTCATAGAATAGTATCACCTATGCTTTTAGGTGTAAAAAACAATACTGGTTTAGGTAACAATGCAGATGAATTAGAGAAAGCATCTATACTAATGGACAACATGGTTATTAGACCTTTCCAAAACTTGATGATTGATGCATTTGATAAGATATTAGCTTACAATAACATTACATTAAAGCTATATTTTAAAACATTACAACCATTAGAGTTTACAGATTTAACTAATGTAGCAGATAAAGAAACTAGAGAAGAAGAAACAGGACAAAAGTTAAGTCTAAAAAAAGAGAAAAAGATATACAGAACAGATAACCATCCAAGTAACTCTGTAGCAGATGACCTAATTGCATTAGGTGAAGATGAGAATTTAGATGAATGGGATATGATTAGTGCAGAAGAAGTTGATTATGACTTAGATGATAAGCAAAATGAGATGTTAAAACTAGCATCTACAGGTTCAGCTAAACCTGATTCTAAATCTGACCAAGATAAAGGGCTATTTAAAGTAAGATATAAGTATGCTCCTGATGTAGTTAGTCCTAATACAAGAGAGTTTTGTAGAAAGATGTTAGCAGCAGGTAAGATTTACAGGAAGGAAGATATATTATCTATGGATAAGAAAGCAGTAAATGCAGGATGGGGTCCTAATGGTGCTGACACTTATAGTGTATGGTTCTATAAAGGTGGTGGTTCATGCCAACATTTTTGGATGAGACAGGTATACTTTAGAAAAAGAAATGCACAAGGTGAGTTTTTACCTAGTGATGGTATCAGTAATGATGAAACTGTAAGTGTAAATGAAGCTAGAAAAGAAGGATTTACACCTGAAAAGAATGATAACAAGGTTGCTAAGAGACCTAGAGATATGAAAAATAGAGGATTCTTAAAACCTAAGAAATTTACAACACCTAGATAGACATGGCAAAAGTATTATTTATAAATAGAAATGATTTAGTTAAGAACACTATAATAGATGGTAATGTTCAAGCAGATAAATTTATGCATTTTATAGAGATAGCACAAGAGATACATGTGCAAAACTATTTAGGTACAAAATTAACTGACAAAATAAAAACATTAATCAATACTGATGCAATATCAGGTACAGTTTATGAAACTTTATTGGTTAATCACATACAACCTATGCTTATACATTTTGCTATGGTTGATTATTTACCTTTTGCTGCTTATAGGATTAGGCAGGGAGGTATATTTAAAGGGGTTTCTGAAAATGCAGAAACAGTAGAAAAGGCAGAAGTAGATTATTTAGTTGAAAAAGAAAGAACTTTAGCTGAATATTATACAAGAAGGTTTATACAATTCATGGATTTTAACCAAAGCAGTTATCCTGAATATACATCTAACACAAATGATGATATTTACCCTGACAGAGATGAGCCTACATTTCAAGGTTGGGTGCTATAAAACATGAATATGAAAATATATAAACCTAAAGAAAAAAACATTATAAAGTTAATGAGATATATTAATAACAAATTTAAAATAAATAAAAATGGCAAGTAGTTTAACAGGAATATCTATTGCATCAAGTTATGATTCACTATTAAAGGTTGGTGATAATGATGGTTTGTCAGCAAGTTTACAGGTTATTTCAGATGGTTTAGGAACTGAAACTGGGATAAGTTTAAACAATGCAGGAGATTTAACAGCAACAGGAACAATAACTGGTAACAGTTTTGTTGGAAACCTTAGTGGTAATATCTCAGGAAACTCAACAATATCAGGAACACTTACTTTTGGTTCTTTATCAGATGGTACAATAACAATAACAGATATAAAAGATGAGGATAACATGTCCTCTAATAGTGCAACAGCATTAGCAACACAGCAATCAATAAAAGCATATGTGGATGCACAGGTAACAGCATCAGATTTAGACTTTCAAGGTGATTCAGGTGGAGCGCAATCTATAGATTTAGATACAGAAACCTTTTCTATAGTAGGTACAACAAATGAAATAACAACAACATCAGCAGGTAATGCTTTAACAATAGCATTAAATCCAAATATTAGTGGTCTTACAAGTGTAGCTGCTACAACTTTTACTGGTGCTTTAACAGGTAATGCAACTACTGCTACAACTTTAGCAACAAG